TTGAATCTAATAATGTTACAGATATAGTTGGATCTGAACAAGACGTTGCCTCAAAATAATCACCAGCAGGTAATGTGGTGGTGGTAGTAGTCGTTGTTGTTGTAGTACTACCAGGACACACAGCTATATCATTTACGTATCCATTCGAGTCAACCTTTATTACGTAGTCTGACTTGTCTATATAGTACCACTTATTCCCACCAATAATAAAGTCTTCTTGATTTCTATCTAAAAATATTTGATCTCCCTTTGTTGGAACTAGTCCAGAACCAATAAAGTATGAAAGCGTAAACGATGGTGTTATAGTGCAACAGTCAGCAGATGTTTTTTTAAATTGTTCTATATCTATTAAAAATGGATTATAATCACTTGACTGTCCTATGTACACACCTATTGTTCTAGGGTCGCTGTCTCCAAAACAATTTGCAGCAATTAAGTCTACATTAAAATTTGTGGCCTCGTTTACGGTTCCAGATAGTATCCCATTTTCAAATGTAATCCCAGATGGAAAAACTACAGAGTTACATTTGCCATTGTCTGAAATCGATCCACTACCTCGCACAACAGTTGGATATGATAGTGTACATATTTGCATGTCAAACCCTTGTGATACTGTTATATTCTTTGAATTTCCATCACAGTCAGTATACTCAAACAATGTAGAATCAGTACCACCTGTCAATATATACTGACGACATAGAGTGTCAACGGTCCACGATGTTGGAGAATTAGTCACACTTATTGGTATATTTACATTTTCATTTATATTAAAGTATATATCCTCTTGATATATAAATGGTACCGCAAAATCAGGGCAGTTACATGCAGATACAGATACTACTATACCTGAATCACTTACCAGACAGTATGTCTTATTTACAGGCGTTGGAATAGCACATATAGAGGTATCAATCATATGATATGCATCATTACCATCGAACACTGACAGACCATCTGAGGTTGTGTATATGGTGTCACCTGACACTGGAAGTAATCCTGAGCCATTATGATAGTACATGTCTAAAGGACACTGAGTGCACACATCGGCATCAGTACCATCAGTTATATCTATCCAAAAGGTATTTAAATATGTATCGATCTTGCTTACAATCCAAATTGAACTTACAGAAACAGGAGATGATACTATAATTGTAGCATCGTCAAATCCAGTTCCAGCAGCAAACTTTTTAAATAATAGACTCCCAACACCATTATTTACTAGTCCATCATACGGTGATTGCAGTGCTATATTTGATGGGTCTACACCATAAGCTATTAATGCATTGTAGTTTGCCAATGAATTTAACCCAACATACTGCGAGTCAGCAACAATAACGTCACCCCACATTATCTGAAATCTAGTAGGATAATCTATTGCATTATAGTTTATACCTGTTATACCAATATCACCTCCAAGTGGAAAAGATATAGACCTATCTGATGTTTCACCTAAAAACGACACGGTACCTGTTCCAATATTGTCAGAATAGTCCCACAATAAATAAAGATATTCATAGTCATTTGGATTGACAAAGGTGAACGTACCCTCATATATTCCATAGTTATAAATTACAGGTATTTCTATTCGGTCGGCTATTATTATATCTCTGTCTGACTGACTATAAAGTTGATCTGATACCAAGTAGTATAGCTTATTATTTAGTGTAGGTACTAAGTCAGTAAATGCTCCAGATGGATCTCCAGACTTTACTGTAACAACTGACCCGTTAGATGGCATAAAGTCAACCCCACCAACTCCAGTCAACGTATCAAATAATGCAATGCTAGCATTACTAAGTATAACATTGTTTATGTCGTACTGAGAGCTGCCTGTATATTCAAACGATTGATTTGTATTCATTTTATTAAGATGTTGGATTTGTTAGTACAATGTTTGTTATTCCAGTAAGAGTACCTATCCCCTGTGTTAATATAAACTGCTTAAATAAGAGTCCACAATAATATACTCTGAATGTAACTGTTCTTACTATCCCCGTGTTGTTACTTGCAATATTTCCATATACTAACTGGTCATATCCTCCTGGTGGAACATAATATGATACCCAATTTACCCCAAATCCATCATCTATCACCTGTAAATTCCACGTAGACTGAGGCGTATTTATAGCAAATAAAAACATGGATATACCACCCGTAGCGGCTGATACTGATTTCTGAGTTGGAAACAATACCAACTGACAGGGTATTGTTGATGTTTGGTTAGAAGAAATTACATACGCCCTGTTGTATGGGTCATATCCCCCTATTTTTTGCTTATTCGTTGTGTCGATCATTAAGTCTCTAAAGTAGTCTGTCATACCATCTGATGATATGTTAGCTATTTGATTCCCAGTTAACTTTAGTACAACACCTCTTTTTTCGTCTGTAAAGTAAATTTCGCCTCCATTATAAGCAAAGCTCTCAGGGTTATTACTTATACCGTACTCCCCTGGATATGCTATCTGATTACCAAGTACTTCTGGTATAGATGCTACCTGTCCTCCGCCTAAAGCATCAACTAGTAAGTTCTTACCATACAGTACAGATGTGACCTTGTCTTGATGTAAAACCAATAGATCTGAGTCTCTAGCATGCAGCTTTCTTACGGGCCCGTACTGCTTATCTAAATTCATAAAATTTGCAAGTGATAGGTTGAACTCATTTAGTCTATTTACAGATGAGTCACCCCTAAATATTCCGCTATAGGTTAACGATGCAAATTGATTTTGCTCAGAGTAGTCTTCTATTATTGTTGTAACTCTTGGGCTATAACCCATGGTTGCATTTGCAAAATCGTCCTTAATCCTGTATGACTCTAGGCCATTCCCAAAACAAAAGGCATTGTAGTCACTGTTTACAGAGTCTGGATGATTTAGTTGTATTGTTGCGCCAGTTGTTACAGACGTTTGATCTTTCTCACCAATAGTGTATGCCACGCCTCCAGGAACTGTTGGTCCACCAGGGAACGGAAGGTCTATAACTATAGCGTATCTGCTAGGTACAGCAGTGATTGTGTATGATGTTGTTGGTGTTATTCCAACTGAATTTACATATACCTTTTCTCCAACAGTAAAATAATGTGGTTGAGTTTTAGCTGTTTGTGTTAACCTAGTAAATCCTACAGCATTTTGTTTTGTATTATACTGCCACCTTGATATATGCTTATTATTTATAATTGGATACGTCTTGGTTAGTTCGTGAAATATATCTACATCATTCTCGGATGGAACAGTTTCGCACACAATAAAATTAGATGGAGGTGTTTGTGTTATTGTAAAATAGGTTTCAATTACGTTTTGCTTATTATTTCCATCTCTTTTCCCATATCCCTTTAGAAACATTTTCACATTAGTTCCATCCCATCTATTGTATGTAAAATTAGTTGCTTCTTGATTTCCAGCAGTTGAATTATATAGCTGAATATTTGCTATTGATGGGTATGGGGGATATACTTGTGTCTGTGCAGCACCAGTTGTATTTCTAAACCATACACCACGACTACCAATATCAGATCCACCATTATCATTTTCTTTAAACAACAGATACGCCCCTGACTCTATAAACCACTCCTCTATATTATTATAGTTCTGTTGAGAGGCAGGAAATGTTTGTAGCGTTGTATATGCATTTGGATTATATTTATCTCTTTTTATTGTAATTGATATTAAGGCACCTGCATACACTGGTCCATTACAGTTACAGTTAACTATTGCAAAACCACCTGTTTTTTTGTAGTGTGTTTCTAATAATCCTCCATTATTACCATTTGAACTATTAAAATAATTATTCCCGTTTACAGATCTACAATTAACAATAAATTTATCTCCTAGAGATACAGATGTAGAAGTCCATTTAACAACAAATGCTAAGTTTGGTAAGTTAATAGCCGAACCAGTTTGCCCTGGAGGTAAATTTATGTAGTGTAATGTATTTATAGTTATTGGAATATCTGCTGACCACCCTATAAGACCAGCAACATCAGAAGTATATCTGTACTTATTTCCAGGTCTTATCTGTATTGTATATCTTAAATCTATACCCCCATAAAAAAGATTTGAAACTCCTATGCCATTAGATCCAGCAATGGCTTGAATACCTGGATCTTGAAAGCTAGTAATCATTGCCCCTGCATTTGATGTACTACTACCATAAAATATAGGAGATGTTGTATATCTAACTTGCATATTCATATATCCACCAGTTCCAGCAGCATTAGAACTATTTACAAGTACAGGAACAGTGTACCCCAAAGCTAGTGGACTAGAATTTGGATTATTAGTTCCTAGAGCTGTACCACCACAAGTTTGTGCCGTAGGAGCAATTAAAAATACGTCTCCTGAGTCAATTTTAATCTTAAAATATAAACCCTCGATAGCATTAGGTATAAACGCTGCCGCCTTTTGTTCTAGCTCTAGTATCTTAAACTGTTTATTTACGTGAGTAGCACCTCCAGTAGCTGTTTTAAATATTAAATATCCACCAACCTTAAATTTGTCTCTATCTGACTCGTTAATCAAAAAGTATCTAAATGACCCACTTGCATAAAATAACCTTGGAAATATATTGTAGTATGTCTGTTTAGCCTGTTTTATTACAAGTCTATAGTTTGTAGCCCAGCAAGGAGGAGAATTTTTTATTTCAACAATTAGACTATTTGCTGTATCTGAATTTGTTGGTGGAATATATACAGCGTTGCTACTACTGTTTGAAGTATTACTCTCGGTAGACGTGAGTGCCGTTGTCATACGTCCATATTCATCACCATACATAATACCTATCTCGTAGTCCCTGTCACTTCTAAATGTTGGCTTTGGATATAAAGTGTTTACAACAGCAGATGATGCATAGTTAACAGTAAAATTCATGTTTATGCCAACGTCATTGCAGTCTGCAATGTTTCTAAATTGTAGGTAGTTACCATATAGCAACCTGTTCCCTATCATGTCTTGTGCCTGAGCTCTTAACGGTACATTGTCAAATAGTCTTGTTATCTGATCTGCAGATATTGGGGCATATATCTTGTTATTTCTAAATGTAAAGCTAAACGTAGTATTACTTTGTATTGACATGTTTGCCTTGTTCAGGTTCTCAATGATCATTACATTTAAGCTACGTGTGTCTCTAACAAGTAGCTGTATCTCTGTTACAAATTGATTTCCTGTCTCGAATGTAATATCAGCTTTGTTTATAGTATTGACCATTCCCTTATTGTCACCAGTTTCAAAGTCTATGTTAAGCTGTCCTGGAACAAATGCAACTGAAGAGAACGGAGATATTGAGCTGTACTCGTTATCTATGTACTTATATCTATACGCAAAATATAAAAACTTCTCCTCTAGATTATTTGTTTGGATTGCACTGTCATTACTTAAGAATATGTACGGAGCGTTCATTGGAGGGTTAAGAATAACATTTATGTCTAATGGAATTCTTGGGTCATTTTGACCATAAGACTTGCACCTTGATATGTTAATTCTTCTAGGTGGGTTATAGTTGTCAGTCCAGAATAAGTACGAGTCACCGTCCTCTCCCTCTAAGTAATTCACACCTGTTATTATCCTTTTTGAGTCAAAATTTAGATAGTTACCACCAGATACAGTACACTCAAGTACTCTTGACGATACACCGCTATCTTGGTTGTACTCTATTATAGCACTTGATGTGGAACATGTAACAAACCAATATATAAGGTTTTTAGCCTCATACGCAACCGCACCTATAGTTTTAGTTGTACTTTCTTGTCCGACAAAGCTATTTACTACCTGTGTAATAGGGTATACTTTTGTCGCACCCAATCCGTTCTGAAGTGCGCCTATATTAGATCCAGAAGATGTGTCTATGGTAATATTTAGCCCATGTCGATATTGTCCGTCAGGCAGTAGCCTTTCGTCAATATCTTTGTTCATCTTTCCAGCAAGGAATGTTCTTTGTAAGTCAGGCATAATTATTTAATCCATTTATCTTTACCTCTCAAGCTCATTAATAGCCTTGATGGGTGCATGTTACTTAGTCGTATTTTAGTATTTCTAAGGGTCGCTGTCTTCTCTTTCTTAACTCTAGCAATGGCGTACTCTTGAACACCAATTTTATTATTAAGCACAGCCCACTTTAGGTAAGAATATAGATACTCTTCTGCTAATTTATTTATTGTGATTTTTGTCTCGTCACCATTCTCCATTCCGTCTGACACGTACTCAAGTATGATGAATGAATTCTCAACACCACTAGAAAAATCAATTATCCCTGATGATTTGTTGATTGAAAACTTAGGATTAATGTTAGAGTCTTCAGGATTCATTCCGTACCGCTGCCCTAGTCTATACCCAAAGAACCAGTCACCATTACAGCACCATCCCATAGATCCGTTATACGCACCTGGGCCAGTGTATAGCTCCTTATTTTGTCTTAGTATGTCTAGCTTTGAGTCAGCGATCACAACCTGACCGTTTGAATCAAACACAACCTCTAGGTCATTGTCTTGTAGGTAAGCCGTTGCTGACATTACCGTCCTATTCTCAACCAATGGGATAAGTAGCCCATTACGAAGCATTGATATTCTAACATAGTTCACGTAGTCTGGAGGAAGGATCAACTTTAGATCGTCTCCCATCTCTATCTCTAGAACCTTAATATTTCTAAGTGCGTCATAGTTTAACTCCTGCACAGCTCTCTTTGCATGAAACAATAGCGTGTACCTATCAACATTGTTTACCAGCTTGTCGTTGCCTACATACATAAGCATAAAGTTGTTAACAATGTCAAATAGACTTACGTACTGATAAGACCCCCAGTTGGTATCTTGTGGGATAGTCCCATTATTTGTGTAGTACTGATAATTAGTTATATATGACATATCTTATTGTTTTTGTTGAGCGTCCTGTATCTCTTCTGATTTTGCTGCCGCTGCCACCTCTTGTTCTCTTATCGAAATACCTGCATACTGTAGTATCTTTACAACTAAATTAACAAAGTCGCTGTCTGGTAACTCAAAATCAACAGAGCTTGCTGAATCAAATAAAGCCTCACCATTTGGAGTAGATATAAATGACCAAAGTGGGATGTGTGGGTATCTTATGTACCTTATGAGTACGTTATTGGTAATAGATAAAGGATAAATTTTTATGTCCTCAGACAACAGCTGTGGATTCAAGACACTCGATGTTCCAGTTGACAATATATAAACTGGATAGTTCACCGTTGGAGCAGTCAAGTTTGATGCCAGTAGATTGAAAATCTTGCTATGCTCAACCCTTTCTACTTCGGTAACATTGTTGTACACTATCTTCTCTATGTAGTAATAGTCAGTAGGCGTATTAAACTTTGCAGGAGCTGCATCATATGTAAGTGGGGTATACACCGAAAACCTGTCAATCATCTCTGATATCTTTTGTGGGATATTTGAATACCCCTCGCCATTCAGTCGATTATTTTGCTTAACTATCTCATTTGTATACGAGTACATGTACTGCTCAAATATTTCATTTTGAGCCATCCTAGCAAATGTATTAAATTCATCAGGAGTTATGTAACCTCTATTATCTTTGTTTACTATGTTTAGTACGGTACGTCTAACGTCATCTATCATTGGGATGCTTTTTACAAAGATAAATAAAAAAAGGCACTTAAACTAAGTGCCCTTTCATTTTTAAATTACCTTAAAATTAAGCTATAGCAATACCTGATACAGCTACAGGAGGAGTAACATCAAAAGAAACAGCAGTCCAAGGCGTTTGTAACGCATTGATTACTTGATTCTGAACGAAGTCACGAAATCCATCATTACTTAAAGATGCGTGAGTAATTGTTACAACATCAGTAGCAGAACCACCAGACTTGTAATAAATTGCAGTAGTAGTACCAGTAAGTTGGCTGATTAATGCAATGTTTGTTGCAGATACTAAGATGTATGTGCTACCAGAAATAGGGAATCTTAAAAATTTTTCCATTGTTTAAAAAGTTTAAATGGGTTTATAAAGTACAAATATACTAATTTTCTGAGAACTTATCGTCAAGGTATTTGTATAGATCTAATCCCTCGTCAGACTGTAGATAAGAAGACAGTACATACAATGGATCCTCTCCAAATGGAATTGTCATTAATTTTTTCTTATTGTCCTTAAGGTTATAAAAGATCTCTTTCTTATTGTTTCGATAAGATAAGTATCCATCAGACATAGCTCTAGCAGCTATATTTGTTACTCTTAGTGCTGGGTCATTAATAGCCTCCATAAAGTCTTGAGGGTATCGTTTTGCAAACATCATAACGTCTCTCTTTAATTCAGAGGTCTTCATTGATTCTACATTTGATCCCATCAACAATCTTGCTACTGACTCAAGTGTAGAAACATCTAAGTCTCTTGCTGCTAACTGTGCATCAAGTTGGTCATACAACATCATCATGTCTTCCTGAGCATCCTTTTCATTGTCGAACTCATAAAAATCACCACCATTTCCTGGATGATAATGTAAAAACTCTTGCAGAACAGGATTGTTTTTTGGAACACTTAATACCCCATCCTCAAAAACAATAGGCTCCAAAATAACATTTGCGTCTTGTTCTTCTTGAAATGGTGAATTAGAATTTCTAGCATACCTAAGTGCGTGATTAGAGTTTGTCTCTTCGTTATAGTAAAGCAACCTCTTTCTTGGTGTGTCTTTTGATGCTATATAATAGCTTAGTGGAGATGCTCCTCCTTTTAATAGATAGATCCTATCCTTAGGTTCTAATTTTACTCTTTTGATCTTTTCCATTTTATATAATTTAAATTAAAATTTAAAATAAAGAGGGAGACACTGTGCCCCCCTCTATATCAATTATTCTTATCCCTTAAAGATGAAGAAGTTGTTTGCACCTAATGTACATAAAGCTCTTTCAGACAAGAAGTTAACCTCCATTGCATCTAAGTCACTTGTTTGTGCACCACCTGCTGAACCTGTGATCCAAGTCTTGTAACGTCTGTCTTCAGTCTCTGAAGCACGGTAACGAACGTGTAAGAATGGTCTACGAGCATTTTTACCTAACACTTGATCGTATACGCTCATTGTTCCAGCTGGAACCAATACGCCATTTACGACACCTCCAACTAAACCACCTCGAAGGGTAGCATCGTTTAAGTATTTCCAGTCAGTCTTGTAAAACTCATAACCTCTTCGGAATCCAGAGAAACCTAAGTTAAGTGCCATCTCTTCTGAGTTGTCGAACAATCCGTAAGAAGTTCCACCAGCTCCGTAAGAGTTTTGAGCAGCTAACATGTCATCAATATCAAAAGAGAACTGACGATTTAAGAACAATGCATTTTCAGCGATAGCTCCTTGCTTGTCAAGACGTTGTACAATTGTATCAAAGTCACCCAATGAAGATGGGGTACCACCAGACCAAACGTTACCACGAGTTTCAATAGCATTGAACATACCCTCTGTACCAGCAGCTGTTGATCCAGCACCTGAACCAGGAGCAGATGAGCCAGCAGGAGATAATTGTGATAAAGCAGCAGATGATGCAGCAGCAGGAACACCCTCAACCATAGCCATCTCTAAGTAATCTTCAAAACGAAGACGAGTCTCATGCTCTGACTTAATGTACCATAAGTATCCAGCAGCACCATTTTCAGTAGTTACTTCAACCCATCCAACTTGTGCCATATCTGAACCAGATACAATGTACTTGTCCTTAATGATAATTGGCTTGTTACTAAAGAATTCATCTTGAGCTTCATTAGATCCTAACATACCACCAGTCCCCTTAGAAAACTCAGAACCATAAACAAATACAGTTACTGTAGTAGCAGCGGTAAAAGGAGCTGCTAATAAGTTCTCATAATAAGCAACCGTAAATGAACTTGTTCCAACAGCAGTTATTAAAGCTTTTTGTGATTCTGAAGAGATGCTTTCTGAAGAAAGGAAAACAGTTTGTCCTACACGGAAGTTACAAACAGTAGCTGGAACAGTAACAGCCAATGTAAATGTTTGAACACCAGCTGCTTCAACTCCAAAAGTTACACCTGTATATTTTGTATGTAAACGACCTTGTTCTGCCCACTTGATCATGTCAGAGTTAGAAGGAAGTTCTGCACCTACCATACGTAAGAAAGATGCAATTGATCTATTACCGTAACGTTCGAATTCTTGCTCGTATGTATCAGGAAGATACTGACTTAAGAAATCAAAGTTTGTAATGTAGTTTGTAGGCAATGTTGCCTTTACTGAGCTAGGTGTAATTTGTACACCTGGGCTCGTTGATAATGTACCAGCCATTTTTTTTTAGTTTTTAAATTGTTTAACGTTTTTTTATTACTAATCGGCTTCCACGTTCTTGATCTAAAACTCTAACCTGCATTCCAGTACTAGGAGCGTTTTGAGGTGTTTGTCTAGTCATGTCAATATTCTTTGATTCCCTAGATACACCATCAATTGCTTCTGATTTGCCTTGCTCATAAAAGAACTTAGCAAACTTTTCTGGATTTGAGGCTACAGAAATAGCACGGTGAAAGGCTTCAGCATCTGCAAGATATCCATCATCATTTAAGAACTTCGAAATGAAGCCACTTAAATTAGCTTGTTCTTGCAATAAGGTTTTTGGTTCTGCTGGCTTATAAACTAACTTCTTGTTCTCAGAAATATTAAACCCGAAACCTTCGAATTTATCTGAAAATAATTCATTTGTTTTGTCAGAGAAATACCTAGACCTCTTCTGTTGCTCTTCATCGTTAAGTGAGGAAGACTCTCTATTTTTCTTGTAAGCATTATAAGCATCTTTCTCTTCTTGTGGAACAAAAGACTCCCTTGACTCAAGTGGAACCTTGTACTGTTCTTTCATTTCGTTGAAATACTTCTTAGCTTTAGCAAGCTCTTTTTTCTTTGCTATTTGTTTTTTCTTGATATCTTTTTCATCATCATAATCTGAATCATATGAAAAATTACTTTCTATATCAAACTTAATATCTTCAGCGTCTAAATCTGCATTTTGACTCTTATAATATTCAAACAACAAAGAATTTGGTTCTTCAGTATCATAGTCTTTACTCAATTGAATAAAGTCTTGGATACTTCGTCCTGTTTCTTTTTTATACTTTAAAAAGGTAGACACATCTTCAGGTAACTCTTCGTTATCCCTACGTTGGTCTGCCAATTCATCTAACGATGTAATCTCTCGATTCCATCTTTTCCCAAGATATGAAAGAACTCTATTATCATCTAGATCTTCAGAAATGTTCTCTCCTACCGATGTAGAAAACTCTATATTCTCTGTATTGCTAGGGGCAGGTGTTCCATTTACTTTCTCATCATGCTCCTTTAGCAATTGATCCTCAATTTCTGCTACACCCTTTTCCTCAAACTCTACTGCTCTTACTTTAAATTCTTCTCCCATTTTATTTAATTTAATTTGTTACAAAGTTATAACTTTTTTTTATTTTTATTTTTTATAATTATCTAGGACTAAATGATTCTAAGTCAAATCCGTCAAGTGAATCCTCATTACTCTCAAAGTTTAAAGGCGGAAGATTATTTTTTCTTTGGTTAATAAGGTCTGACTGTCTAGTTGCCTGTAAGTCAATCCTGTTATCCTTTGCCTTTTCTTTCTCTTTCTCTCTACTCATTAATTGATCTGACTCCATGCCCCTTAGTTGCATGTTATAGTCAAACTCTATTGCCATTAACTCCTTCTTTAGATCAGCCTCTGCTCTCAACTGCTGTATAGCATACTCAGCCTCTGCCTGCTTAATCTGGATCTTAGATTGAGATTCCATTTGAAACAATTGAGCCTTTTGTTCTGCTGCTGCCTGTTGAGTCTGCATGTTTGTCTGCATTTGCATCTGGTATTCCATCTGCTTGTCCTGCTGCTGCTTCTCCATTCGTTTACGTCTCTTAACCTTTAGCAACTCATTGCCAAGCTTAATGTTCTTGATATTTCGTATGTCAATTGCATCCTCTAGGTCAATTGTCTGTTGTTGTAACGCTATCTGTATGTTGGTCTCTAGGTTTGCTCTTTGCTCTTCATCTGGAGATAACTCTATAAATATTCCGAAGTCATGTAAATATAAATCTTTTACATCGTTTATTATAGAAACATTATACTTGCCAATTTGCATAGCAAACTCTTCAGCAAAATCAGAATACTCTAGTATGTCCGCAACCCTGATTGATATACATGTAGCCAAACGCTTGGTGATGTTAAGACCAGCCTCTAGTATGTGTCTAGTAGCTACATTAGAATTCATAGCAGCTAACTTCTGTACACCAACTAATGCATCTGGATGAGGTGACGTTCCATCTCTAGCCTCATTAATGCCCGTCACATCTCTAATCATGTTTAGATAGTGGTTGTAGTTATTAATAAGTGCACCCATTTTTGCTTGACCGCTATTTGAGTTTAACTCTTGAATAGGAATTCTTGCGTTATTAAAGTCACCATCTTGTGTATAACTTCTACCAATAACACTACCCGTCTGGAAGTACAACTTGAGTGCGTCCTCTGGATTGTATGCTGCACCAGTACCCAAGTCAACCTCGTTGATACCATCTGCATCAATAAATACCCCATCAGGAACAACTCTAGCCATTACCTGCTGAAGCTTAAGGTGAGTCAATTGTATCTGATCAGCAAATGGGATCATTCGTCTAACTAGAGACTCCTTCATACCCTTATACATTCTAGGTGCATGCAATACGTAATTTGGTAGTGCCATCTGCGTTGCAGACTTAGGACGAACCATGTTACGCATCAACTCCCACTTTAATAAAAGGTTTGAACCAGCTACAAGTATGCCATCATACCACACGTCTCTTACTGCCTCAACCTTCTCGAACATCATACCCTCCTCAATTGGAGGATTAAATGACTCGTCCTTTCTTATTACCTTTTCACCACCATTTTCTAGTATCTTCTTTTTCCATACAAAGTGCTTAGACGTTTTATAGTTAAAGTATAACAACGTAACAACTTCATTTTGAAAGGCATCATCTTGATAACTTCTAATTATAGGAAAATAACTAGTCCAAGCTGAACCAGCATTTTTAATTTCCGTTAATTCTTCATCCGTTAAGTTTGGATTTATCTTTAATAATTCAGTGTAGTGTACCTGCTTTGCCTCACCAAAATAATAACAATCAGAAAAGTCAGCCTTATCTGTATAGCTATGTATCAAATTGGCTGGGTCTACGTACTCAATATTAACTCCATCATTTGGTAAGAACGAATGTTTAACACACGCTATACCAATAGTAGTCAAGTCATAATCTACTAGCTTTCTTGTTTCCGAATAATCATTCATCTTAAGAAGTGTATCGATTGCAACCTCTTGTGCTATTTCTATGCTTGGCTTATACTTTAACTGCATATACAATGACAATTCCTCATCATTCTCTGGCAATTCCTCTGGATCAACATTAAATGCATCTATACCAAACTGTTCCTTGGTAAGAGTCAAAAAATCTTTTGCTACCATGTCAGACTCAATCATATCTTGAAATATGTTCTTCTTCTCAGCAGACATAACATCTTGAGACTCAGCCCTTATTTCAAACAGTCTGTCTGACATACCGTTAACTACGATATCTACAAACTTGGGTATGATGGGTATGGGGGTCCAGTCTAGATTTAACATAGACATGTCTCCATTTATAGATAACTCGTCCTTGTACTTCTGTATAGGCTGCTCACCCCTAGCGTATAGTCTAAGTCTATTAAACTCTCCCCGTTGGTCGTAAAACCTACAGGAATTATTCCTTCTTTTAAACCATTCGCCCTCTATGGCCTTGCCAACATTTAACCCGTATTTTTCAGTAGACTTCTCTTCCTCAGATGCCATTTGATTTGGAAACGGGTATTGATTGATTATAACTGGTGATTTATCCATTATTTTTTTATAATTTCGCTTCTTGTTCCACGATTATCGTATGTTACAAATTTAATACTTATTTTTGATTCTTTAGACTCTGGCACAAACATATACCTTCGTGTCGCCATTATGGCTAAACCAGAGCTAATTGATGCATCAAAATTAGTTCTATTATTAACATCAAATCTTGCCCAATCCTCAAGTGTTCTTGTAAAATACATAGACCCCATATTGCTCGAATCTCTATACGTACCCTCTGTATCTAGTCCAACATACTCCTCAATATAAGACTCAATAGATGATGCGTGAGCCTGCTTTACGTCCTCAGATGAGTTGGGTATCCCACCTATCTCTAACTCTGTCTTAGATAGCTTGTTAAGGTGTTTATCTGGCCTGTTCATTGAGTATCCCCTGTATCCCCTATTCTTAAAATGATACAATAGTCTAGCCTTATTATTTTCTGCCAGTATGGGCATGCCATAAAAAATACAAGCCATTAAGACATCCTCAAAGAATATCTCTGCTGTTTGTGGTCTGGCAACATACTCTAAAAAGAATTCGTTAGTCGGACCATTATTCATATGAAACTTTGTCATACCGTGAAGTGCACCATTAGATCCACCACCACCAACTACTCCAGATATGTCGTATGGGTCACACCCAAATGCCCCCATACCCTCATTGCCTGGGTATTTCTTACCGTTCCTAGTTATCACATTATTTCTTAGAGATACCTCTGGTACCCAAGATACATTGAATCGTCCCTTTGGATCTGGAGTCCACACCACCTTTGAATCTTTCTCACCATTTAACCAGTGGAAGTACCCCCTAGTAAGGAATCTCTCCTTTATCAAAGAGTCATTGTAGTCTATCTGTTGATATATCTTAGTCAAATTGAAGATAGACTGCTTGGACTCATCTCTAAAAGCATGAGACTCCGTTCTAGGAAATTGTCTATAAAATTCATTTAGTGCGTCAGCGTCAGACTTCAATGATGACACCTCGTTGTTCCAATATGTTATAACGCTATTTTGTATCTTGTTTCCGTCTATTCCTACTACTGCCTTAGATGGATCTTCCAGTACAGGCCATCCAAATTCATCAATATAGCCCTCATAGTTCCACTCCATTGGAATGAATAATGAGTACAGACCGCTCTTTGTTTGACCATTTGCAGATCTATTTTTAGGGTCGCTATCGTTATAAAGTTTCTTGAAGTTATCACCACCCTTAGAAAGTGCGTTAGACGTTGAACCCATCATACACTTGCCTATAATTCTGCTACCCAATCGTAGACACGTCTTGGTAACTCGCCAGTTATTTAAAATATTTTCAGGCTTAAGCCACTTGCCAGATTCGTCATGAACAAGCAGCAGTAACTTTTCACCGTCATAGCTATTGTCAGCTGTATTCTTCCAGTCAATAGTAGTGTCTAGTCCGTCAATGTCGTTGTTCTTCTCCTCGTCAATATTTTTTCTTGTAATTTTGCTGGCTGGAACTCTAAATGATAGCTCTGTCTTTGGGTTGTCCATACCATCCTGCACAGGCTTAAAGAAGAACGGATAGTTTCTAACTATTGGGACCACCTTATCGGTAAACATCTTCTTGGCATCATTACCAGTTTTAGATAGTATGCCTATCCTAGAGTCACGAACAATCGTGCCAGTATTGCACACCTCTCCAGAAGACATGAATGAAAATCCAGAACGTCTATTCTTTAAGTAGCATATACCAAACGCCCTATCGTCAGCCTTGCAAGCCTCCCAAAATATGTAAAATATCCTGTTTGATTCACGAAAGTCTGGCAGACCTACATCTATCTTTGTCCACTGTAGGTACATGTAGTGTGTACCCGTTATGTATGTCTTCTTGTTGTTGTTCATAAACCAATACCCAGAATCACGTCTGTCAAACTCTCTCTCTATATAGTCTATGTACTGAGACTTAAATTTATTATCTCTCCTATTCCAGTCAAATATTGTCTTTATTCTTAATAAGTCTTTGTCGTACTCGTGTGGGGACCATCTATTATTTTTGTCATCAACTTCTGCTGGTGCTGGTGGTAGTGCAATCCTTATGCTGTTTACTTCATATATTTCACCTATGGTACCATCCTTAGATATAACTATTACATCGTAGTCACTATTGTATCCGTAAGCCCAAGTCTTGAACTTGTTCTTTGTAGATACTACACCCTTTGGGATGCAGTCTGTGATTATACTATATAGTCTATTTTCCATTCTTTATCTTAGCCCTTCCCTCGGCAAACCCCTGCATGCTTATGTCCTTTACTGGAACGTCATTCTCTCTGTTCTCCTCCTCCTCTATCTTATACAACATAGACAGTGCATCCTCAAATGCTAACCTCTTTGACGCAGCAGCATTCTTCAACTTATCTGCCGATAGATCGTCCTCAGCGTGAGTTATTATAGGAGACTTAAGCACCTTTATAAGCTCATCAATTGCCGCCTTACCAGCCTCTAGTATCTCTATTTTTTTAGACATATGTTCTTATTAAACATCCTGTAAAGAACCTCTCCATCTATCTTGAATTCGTACTCGCTCTCTGGTGTGAATGACACCACATCCCCCACCTCTGCCGAAGTGAAGTCATCGTTCTTGTATACTATCTCACCCCAAAGTTCTTCAAACCTGCCTAGATTTGTAAACATCTTATCCTCAGAGTCGATTGGCTTTATAAATAGAAATGGTGGTGTAGCCTTCCAGTCTTCAGTGCCTCGCTTATATAAGTACATCTGTTCTGGCTCAATAATAAAATAGTCATCAATAAGATGGTGCCAGCTAGACTTCTGTCTGCCCTTCATGTCATGGTAAAACTTAAACACGTTATGGTGAACAACTACTAGGTCTCCTGGTAGTACAGGTCCGTCATAGTATATAGGCACAGACTCAACTATAGCGAATCTATTAGACACAGTATGATCGTCTTGAGAAGAACTTATGATGAAGCTTATGTCACCATACGTCCTTAAGTTGTCATACCGTCTCCCATCAAATGGCTTGATGATAAAACAGTAGGGTGACTTCATTAAAAATCAATTTTAAATTCTATTGAAATTGGCATTGTACTAGAGAACTGCTTCCATTTTATTATCTCTCCATCCTTAATTATCCATATACATATAGACCCGTCCTTTTCTGAAAGTATAGACTCAATTCTATACGTCCTATCTAAGACCTCCTGCCCAACCACGTAGTGCATGCACTTCATGTAGTCTGGACCTATAGATATTTTTCTAATTATATTCACCTGTTTGAAGATTAATCTTGATATCTGCACCGTACTTTGCAATCAGTTCATCCTGAAAAGATGAAAGATCATACGCAGATGTTTCTAGATTAGCGATAGTAGAGATTTTCTGACTCTTTAAACGAGAGAATGTTACCTCGATGTCAGCTATTTGAAATTTTAAGTCCTTGTAAGACTGGTTTAAAGACCTAAGTTTATCTAACTCTTCGTCTGAGATTTTTTTATCTTCCATTTTATTTAATTTAATTTGTTACAAATATAGTAAAAATTCGTTACATAGATATATACCATGCAGTAGTAGCATTGTCGTACTGAAGACAAATAGGTGTATTTGCTGACAATGTAGGAGGTGCTATACCTAATATACCTACTGCTCCAGGAGTGATCCATGTTGTAACTAGACGTGTAGCTGTAGACATAATAACGTACTTAGCACCGTTGATTGATGAGCTAGCCGTTGGCATTGTTATTGCAAAATTAGCCCCAGGAGTCGCTGATGTAAAGTATGTGTTTGTGCTTGATATAGTAGCCGCAGTTAAGGTTGCAGTAGAGTTTATCAATGGAACTGAATTTAACGCTAAAAGGCTTTGGACATTAAAATTGACCGTGTCGCCATTTGCTGTACCAAAGACAGTGTCGTTTATACTTGGAGCAACTATGCTATAGTTTTGTACTTTCATTTTCCTTGACCTTTATATTGTTTCTTATAGTTCTTAGATGACTTCATCTTAGATGTCTTTGTTTTAGCGTGAATTCCAGGTCTACTAATAAACCTTTTCACCATTGTCCTAACCTCTGATTGTTTCTTCATCTGTTTCTAACTGTAAAGTTAAGAAAAGTAAATGAATAAAATTTTCTATAAATATCTATATCTAAAGATATAAACTTAATGGGTCCTAATACCAATCTAAAATAAAAAATTCCAAACACATTCATTGGCCAATTATTTATAAATCTCATAAAACATATATTTAAAATTATTTAATATCTGTTGATTCAATTAATGTATAGGTAAACTTATTACCAAATGCTGACTTAGCCTTGTTTATAATCTTCATGAACTCGATAAAATTTGAGTTGTATCGAAATACTTGACAGCCCTCTGAAAAGTAGTCCACGTAAGTAGGGTCTTTGTATATAGATGATCGATGGATGTTGATACCAAAAGCACCTGTCTCTGTCACCTTCTCATCATATACAGTGTCCTTGTTATTGTCCCTATATACCGTGACATTGCCTAATCGTTGACATAGAGCCTCATACTTACCGTTGTGCATACTTACAGCATAAACACCTCTGTACTGACCTGGCTTTAGTCTAGCCACTCCCTTTGGATGCCTCAATACTTCGGTTGGTTTTTTGCCTGGGTCAGTCGTGATTTTCCACTCATGGTACTGCCAAACACCGTTGATTTTATACGATAAGGTTAACGTGTCATCAAACTCGTTGGTGACCTTTTTACCTGACTTCAGGTTGCGCACCCCTACAACATTTACATCGTAGTCTTTAGCACTAGCAAACCAAACGCCACCCTTACTCTTGACCGCTATCTCGATCTGTTCCCTTGTATAATTCATCTTTCAAAAATTTAATTTCTTTTTTTAATAAAAAGTGCTCGAATATCATCAGGATACTAAAGACAGCTAGTATGTATGCAGCGTATTTCATATTATTTTATTGTATCTATGTCTTGTTTAATTTCTCTTGAACGTTGTAGCAAATTCTTTAGGCTAGACCATATATTTATTCCACGGACTGCCTCATAATTCTCCGAGGTAGAGATCACTTCGATACTTAATAGCACTAATGCAAGGAGCTTTGTGAGCATTAACGGAACACTAAAAAATGTCAAGATGATGTCATTGAGTATAAATTTATCGATCATGTATGTCAAAATAACTGCTACCTCATATAAAAATAACTTTGATATAATAGCACTAAGCCCTCTAGAGGTAATAGGTATTTTTAGCTTTCTAGACTTCCATATACCCGTTATAGTATCTACTAAGATGGCAAAAGCAATTAGAAATAATATTCCTGATATTGGCATGAAAAAAGTTGATATTACTGCTAACAATTTAAATGATGATTTTTGTATAGATAATAATAAGATGGCTAACTGTGCTTTCATAAAATTAGTAATTGTGCCTTTATTATTCTATAAATAATATACAGGATTATTAAAATAAACCATATACCACCAAACCAAGCTAAGAAATTTATCCAACCAGGAATATACTTAATCTTTTGTGGTTTAAGTGTTTTAGTTATGGTATTGGTATGGTATATATCATTACCCTTGATTGTTTTATATATAGTTTCAACTTTAGCCTTTGTGTAGTACACATTGTTTTGAAGTTTAGTTTGCAAACTTACCAACTTACCGTCCTTGTCTCTTAAATCTCCTGCTAGTTTAGATATAACATTACCAAGAGAATCACAGTATAAAGTATCTTGTAAAAAAATAGTTTCTCCAGGTATAGTTATTGTAGTGTCCTTAACTTGTATTACCGTCACAGTGCTGTCTTTCTGAACACACAAAGGACAGTACTTAGCAAGCCTCTTTTCAAGAGAGCAAGATGAAAATAATATAAGTAATATTGGTAAGTATTTCATAGATACAAAGATATGAAAAAAATAATCACATTTAATGCCGTCTTAGTAGGTCATTAGATTGAGCCTTGTTATTGTACCATCGTCTAATAGAGTAGAGCATTGTATTGCTGCTATAAGGTAGTAAGGTGTAGCAAGTACATAAGCTACGTTAGTCATAGGGCCACTATTTAAGTCGGTTGCAAGACCGTTAAAAGGTGAGTAGCATTGAATGCTGTTATTAGTGATATAGATATCTCTTCCTACTCTTTGCATAAGCCCTGAGCCTGTCATATTTAAACCTTGAGCTATCTGAGTAGCACCCACTAAACTATTAATTGTGTTAATGTAGAATCTTACGTTAGTTGTACCTGCGCCTCCTATCTTACGAACTTGAGACCTTAGCTGTAGTACTTTTGTAGGTACTAAGGTATTAGCAGGAATAAGGATAGACGCACTAATAGTATTGGTGGTCGAGTTGTTTACTAATGTTCCTGTAGCATTGCCTACTGTAGTATAAGGACTAGATGATATAGCAATATCACCACTACCTAATAATGAGGTAGAGTTAATTGTTTTAATGTTTGTGCCACTAACTAAAGCATTTTGTTTAGCATTCCAAGTTGATGCACTAGCTATCCTGCTATCTGCTAGTGTACCAGCCCATGTAATTGCATGAGTAGTTCCAGATGATACCATAGTAACATTCGTGTCGTTACCAAATGTTTGAGCAGCTCCAGTTAAACTATTAAGTGCAGTAATGCCCGTACCTGCCATTATACCACTCTGTTGTGTAACAGTTAAAATAACTGATGCTGCTGATGGAGGAGGAGAACCTGCTGCATAAGAGTGCATTTCTACGTGTATATGGTCTGTTGTACTCCATACTAATTCATAGTACTCTCCTGCAACTACACTTAATACATAATTCCAACCTACTATTGTGTGATATGGATCTCCTGGATTTTTTCTAGCCTCCATTCCTACAACTCCTGAACTACCTACTACATCAGTACCATTTTTTCTTAACCATATAGTTACATCTTGTGGAGAATTAGCTAGGTTTTGAAATTGTGAAGAGAATTGAATGTTATATATACCTGTATTTGCGAATGTTATTCTTGTAGGATTTCCACTGCCATTATTAACAATTGATATACCACTAGGAGTAATATCAGTAACTCTATAAATCATTGCATATCCTGTATTACTAGCAGCAGCAGTTTGAGTTATATCATCTTGCCATGCTCCATAATACCCAAGTGGTGTAGGTGTTGCGGTATTATTTAATGTACCAGATGATAACGTTAGTCCACTACCAACAGTTATCTCCTCCATTATACCTGGCCCTGCTGTGCTTCTACCAACAAGTTTATTGGTATTCATAGATGTACTAATGGTTCCTGTAGTTGTAATTGGCCCGCCTGATATTAATCCAGTTGTGCCTACTGACGTAACACCCCCACCTCCTCCTCCACCCGTAGTCTTAGGCTTACCGTTTACGTCATTTATCTCTAAATTGTCGTCACCATACATGTTGCCATTCGCATCGACTACCTGCATTATCGTATCATGTTTACATTTGGCATGTCCTCGCCAGTTATGATGTATGTAGTATTAGCTACGCTGCACTCTACGTATATATAGTCACCAGGATTTAATATGTACAGCATGCTGTCAGTAATCGTGTCTCCGAGAGTTAGACTCTTAACGTAAAGTAGCACATTTGCAGCTATAGAGCTGTCATACTTAGACACAGTTAAAATATAATTTGCATCAGAGTTATTAAACCTCATGTATGTAATTTCAGTAATGTTGTTTAACGGACACGTATGTATTATAGTGCCAGCTGGACTTATGTCTCCTTGATTACTGAATTTTCCAATCATTATAAAAATATATTTATTCAGTTATAAAAACTTCATCGCTAAACTGATCTCCACTACCAAAATCATTAGTAGCTGTTACAAGACAACTAATGGTCTTTCCTCTGTCTAAATTTATTAATAAGTACGTAGACATAAAAGCAAGAGGTATCTCTCGTGAGTCTCTGTACCATTGGTAACTAAACTCAGTTGGATCGTTTGTCCAAGTACCATCGCTGCACGTAGCTGTAGTACCTACTAAAAAATCACCTGACAATACAGGACGATCAGTATTAACAGGTACTCTTGAGTTCTCAACAATTGGAATTGATCCAACGCCAGCTGATATGGAGGCAGATATAGACATCTTACCAACAAGCCAGAATGTCAGTAGGAACTGTATCTGTAGCAAATACTCTTATAACCTGTACGGGCATAAATGACCCAGCAGGTACACCCACAAACAATACGTCATCACCACCTGCGGTCATAACTCTTATGTCTCCACCAGTTCCAGAGTATAATATACACGGCCAAACAGATGACGGATCTCCAACATATGGAATGTCAACTGTGTCGCTATTTACTACTGCACTAACTCTTGATACTTGTAATTTTTGATATGCCATCTTTTTATTTTTTTGTGCTCTTTCCGTTAGATCCGTTCCGAGCACGATTTATACTTGCTTTTTCTTTTACAAATTTACCACTTTTTGTTGAACTCATATCAACACCGTCACCGTTGCCATATGTGCCTGCCTTTCTGTTTGCTTTATTGTGGTCGGCCCTGTATTTTTTCTGTACCTCCGTCTTGTTTAAATCCCTCTGGTACTCACGCCTCTTCTCCGCTGCCTTCGGATTCTCTGCGTAAAACTTTGATGTCTTGCTCTGTCCCATAGAATATTTTATTTATTAATAGGTCTGGACTATTCCATGCCTCTTGTCTCTTTCCACATCCGCAATCTTCAGTAGCTAGCTTATCTAAACCAGTTGCCTTGGTTATTGCAGCGACAGTGTCGCCAAATCCCTTGTGTCTTTTTATAATTATCACTTCCTAAACTTTGCCGTTATATTTAATTTTATTGGTTTATTTTTTTATCTTTTACAATTCTTCTTACAGGCTGACCCTCAGCGTTTTTTCTAGTTCTTGACATACTTGTTCCAGCTCCAGGGATGTCAAATCTCTCTGTCTCGACAGTGCCACCAGAAAGGGTAGGTCGAACAGTCAATGATCCAGGTACCTCCTGTCCGTCAAACTCTCTAGAGATATCGTAACGTTTTTTATCAAATACGTTAATAGAGGAGTTCTTAAATGGTATAGAGTTTAATCTTTCATTTACAGCTTCTTGCATTCCTTCTTCCATTCCTTCTTGCATTCCTTGTTTTGCAAAACGATTTATGTCCGACATATAAGATTCCATTGGAGATACCATTTCTTTTTTTCTCATTGGAAACTCAGTAGTTGCCATTGTCTTTCTATTTTTCATAACTTTGCTTTATAAATTTAAATACAAATATAATCAAATGATTCCAAATATTAAACAAGTAATAAGTAAAAGAAAAGAAAAAGTATACCACAGAAAGGAAGTTAGATATGACTTTCTTAAGAATTGGGGTATAATACGCAAGTGGGCCATACACAACTACGGCATAAAGTCGCAGGCAGACATGGACATGCTGATGTTTTTATATACAGAGAACCTGTTCACCAGGGCTAAGTTCCATGAGTACTCTAAATTTATGAGCTGGGATCGTGCGAGATTTGATAAACTGCTGCGTGACGGATTTATATCCAAGTGGAGAGAACGCAGAAAGGGAGAGTACGACATGTACGAGCTGTCGTTTAAGGCAAAGAAGATGGTAGCCAGTATCTACCGAAAACTAATGGGGCTAGAGCCTATACCTGAATCGCCAAGAAGAAACATCGTGTTTAGACCTAACGCTACATTCTCACAGAAGACTCTAGCCATAGCAATAAAAAGAGTTAATAAGGAGTCTAAAGAACGCAAACAACATCCTTCTCTTGAAGAATGAACATCCTATCGTTCTCTATGATGACCTCGTGACCAGACACCCTGTCGAACATTATCTTGTCACCTATCTCCATACCAGAAACTAGAGGTCCAAAGTTTATGACATTACCGTACTGGTAGCGCATGTCCTTGTACTCGTCTCCGCTCATTATAAGACCACTCGAGGTGGTCTTTTTTTCTACTAACTTATCAACGATAATATATTTATTTAGAACCTTCATAGTCTCTTATGTTTGTTATAATTGCGTTTGTACTCATAATTGTTGTTGCCACAGATACAGCGTTAAGCAGTGCGTTCTTCGTAACCTTCGTTGGGTCTATAATGCCCATCTTCATCATGTTACCGTACACCTCGTTCTTCACGTCATAGCCCTCGCCCATGCCTGCCAACTCTAGCTTGATAACGTGTGGGTCCTTGCCTGCATTTATAAGTATCTGATCAAATGGTGCGCTCAACGTATCGAACATTATGTTCTGAGCTATGCTCTCACCCATCACTAAGTCTAAGCAGTTCAGTAGTGCAACACCTCCGCCAGGAAGTATCCCGTCCTCCATCGCAGCCATAACCGCACACACAGCGTCATCGATCCTGTCCCTCTTCTCCTTCTGCTCGATGTCACTAAGTGCACCAACATATATAACGCCAACACCTCCAGATATGTTTGCAATCCTTTCCTTTAAGAACTCTCTGTCGTTTGCGTCTGTGGTCTCCCATATCTGGTGCTTCAGGTCAGATACCCTCATGTCGATGGCATCCTTCATCTCTGATGTATTCATAAATACCGTCATGTTCTTCTTTACGATAACCTTTGATGCCCTTCCTAGGTCAGACATAGAAATAAGTGTTAGGTCGTCTCCAGTGTCCTCAGAGAGGTACGTACCGCCAAGTGCTACGGCTAGGTCCTCTAGTAGGTCCTTCTTCCTGTATCCAAACGATGGTGGTATGATGTTGCACGCCTTGATCTTGCCCTGTGCCACGTTCACATTTAATGTGTTCACTGCGTTCTGTCCAAGCGTGCCTATGATCAATAACGACCTTCCCTGACTAACAATTGGTGCAAGTATAGACTCTAAGTTTGATAGGTTGTTTATCTCGTGGTCGGTGATCAGTACGTATGGATTGTCTAACACACACTCCTGCTTCTTGTGGTCGTTGATGAAGTACTTAGACGTGTATCCACGGTCTATCTTCATCCCACTAATAATCTCTACATGTGTCTCAGAGTTCATGCTATTCTCAACGGTAACCATGCCAACCTCGCTGAATGCGTCAGAGATCATCTTGCCGATCTGCTTGTCGTTGTTTGAACTGATCGATGCCACGTCACACAGCTTCTTGCCAGTGACCTTCTTGCTGATCTTACTGAGCCTAGCCACAACAGATGCCGTGATGTCGTTGATCTCACGTATCACCTCTATCACATTAGTGTTTGAGTCAACGTGATTGTCTGCTGCATTGATTATGGCCTCTGCCAACACGATCGATGTAGTCGTGCCGTCACCAGCTACTGTAGATGTCTTGTCAGCCGCCTGACGCATCATCATTACAGCCAAGTTCTCAGTCGGGTCGTACAGGTTGATTGACTTTGCAACCGTCACACCGTCCTTTGTTACGGTGATACCACCTACGTGGTTCTCTGACTCTATTAACACCGTCCGACCTCTGGCACCCAAGGTGCTCTTTACCGCCCCAGCGATAATTTTAATGCCGTTTTTTAATTTTTTTTGGCCTTCATCACCAAAATAGACTTGTTTTACTATCATTTGATTATATTTTGGTCAAATTTAGTAAAATTTTATCATATAAAACAAAAAACCCACCGATTGGTGGGTTATTTTTTATTTTTTTGGAATCAGGTCTTTTGCTTGCATATCTAAATTAACTTTATTCATTAGAGCTTGGTCAGCGTCTTTTTTAGTTTGAACTAATGCCCTCACCTCTCTTTTAGTAGCAGTTGGATTGTCTGTTTTAATCTTTTCCCTCACCTGAGATCCATAAGATGGGGTTACAGTATTTGCTGCGGTGGCAAGTTTTGCCTGTTGGTTTTTAAAGGCAAGTTTTTCCTGTTGGTTTACAACGGTATTTCTGTTGGCTGGGTTGTCTGCTTGGCCTTTGAAGGATTGCTCCATTGCCTTGTTGTTGTTATACCGTTGAACATCTTTATATCCAGCCATTGCTCCATCTTCCCTTGTCTTCTTATCGCCTCCATTCATAGCCAATTTGGTTCTCTCTGGTGTAAAGTAACGTAGAGTTGACTTATCACCTTCCATAGTAAGCCCTGTTACTGAGCCTACACCCAAGTCACCCCTTTTGGCATACCTGATTGCTTTTCTGATTTGAGGTAGGTCACCACGAACGTCTCGTGCATCTTGAGTTCGACCCTCTCCTTTCATACGCTTTACGTCCCCCTTTACCTCTTGCTTTAAGCTCTCTAATTGGGATGCGGTCTTTCCTGTTATCTTTTCTCCTGTTACAGTTTCGTTTCCATAGTATGCAGCAGATTGTCGTTTTTCAGTGTTATACTTTATTCTCTGAGGCGATGATGCATCTGATTGTTTTATTCTAGCCGCATTATGAATCCCAAGTCTGGAATCCTTATGTCTTCCGCTCTTTGTTGTTTCTGACGCATAAATTTTAGTAGCTTTAATATGAGTGGCTTTCTTTCTTTTGTCTAAACCAGGAGCCTGCCATGTAGGAGCTTCCTCCTCTTTGGCTGGTCTTAGTTTTCCGTATTTCTTTTTATCAACTTTCGTTGGCTTAAGTGGCTCCATCTTGCTTTGTTTCCAGTCAACATCCTTTGCTTTAATTTCTTTACCAAGGTTCGCAGGTACATAGGCAGCAGGCTTAACAGGTGTGACACCTCTGGTATACATACCAACTTTATCTGGAAAGTGTGAGCCTGTACCATATCTACTATCTTTACCTTTCTTAGCGTCTGCCAGCCATATCTCAGGATTATAATCACCTTCATATACCTCGTTATAGTTCCTGATCTTAAGGCCCTTATCGAAAGCACTTCTAGACAAGTCAGCACCATAGGTGGCCCCCTTTAAAAACCTTCTAGTTTCATCATCTATAGATGGGTCATTATACGGTACCATCTTACCACTTTTAATAGCATCATCATACCTTTTGTCAATTTGTGCTTGAGTCTCCTCTCTCGCAGCAGTAGCTACAAGATTTTCCCCCTTGCTTGTTTTCAAATTATTTTTATTAAGAAAACTTGCTGTTGCCTCTGCTCCTTTTGTGTCTACTACGTTTCTGCCATAGTAAACATCACTATCTGTTTTAAACTTCGCCATGCTAGCGTCATAATCTGACTTTCTTTTAACTTCAGCTCCTACAGCCGTGTTGTATGCGTCAAGCTCTTCCTCTGTGTACTTTATTGTGTTTGTCTTAGGATCTATCCGTGATGTGATCCCTGATGTTCTACCAAATTTTAGTGCCATACTATTATTATTTTTATTATTAATAAATTGATCTCTAGCTCATAGTCGTCATATATGTCGTCTGGTTGGAATAATTCAAAACCTAAGTTTAAACCGTGAGACATTCTGTTTTCTATGTAAACTTCCATTATACAAAGATATTAATTTTTTTTAATAAATCTATTTGTTTATACATCCAATTATTCTTCATCCAATTAATTCTTATGTCTCTCGGAAGTGACATAAAGTGATGTATCAAATTTTTCTCTTGATTGTAAGTAGGTATATAATCAATCCCATGCTCTAAACAATGCTCCTTGCTCGCTCCATATATCCTCCAGTGTGAGTTTAACTCTTTCATCTTTCTGACTGAGAAATGTTCTGGGCTCTCTTCATACCAATCGTTTATTAACTCTTGGTCCCAAAATCGCTTGTTTAAAAATACATAGTCCTTACTAACACATTCCTCATACTTAAGTAGTAACTCTTTGACAAACTCACTCTTGATTAAAACCGATCCACTGTTTAAATGCCTGCCTCCATTTTCTCCATTTTCTGAAATAATAATTGGCCTATTGCAATCACTAATTATGTCCTCTAGTTTGATTTTTTCATTGTTAATAACAGCGTCAGCATCTAAAACCCAAATCCAGTCATACTTGTCAACATTTATGTTGTAAAAAGCCGTTATCTTTAGCCAAGCAGGATGATAATTTAGCTCTTCTTCTTTAGATGTATAAAGTAAAAAATCATAGTCCCACTTGATAGAATAATTTATATTTATTGGGATAGAGTAAACAGAATAATCCTTTATATTAGGTGTTGCCACCTGTAATATCAGTATCTTCATGTACTTTTTTGAAAATATACTAATTAGGTTTCTTTACTACCTTAATCATCGGAGCTGGTCTGGGACCTGCACTGTTTTTAGCAAAACTTACCTCTTTCTTACCTGAGAAACTACCAACTGTAGTTGTCTTCTTAACGTTTTTTTTCAACATAGGCTTAGTTGTTTCTACAGTTAATCGATTGGAATCTTTATTTTTCATAATGTTTTGTTTTTTACAAAGATATGAAAAAAATATGATTGGATATGTATAGGTTTTGGGTAATACACCCATCTGACGTGAGCCAGCGCAGAAGGGAAACGGTTTGAAATTTAGGGGGGGGTCTCCATTTTTGAAGTTACGTGTCGGAATTTCTAGCTTTTCCATGGGCAGACCTGTGTACGTTTGACGTGACATCACCCCCCCCCTCCGCCCGCTCACCTGTGCTACCTATCTCACCCGATATGCCGACCGAACTACCTACCTGTCGCCCGACCTACCTGTATGTCTGTCTGCCGACCGACCAATCGACCTGTATGCCTGTCGACCTGTCGACCTATCGACCGACCGACCGACCAAAAGGAATGCATCGAATCCAATCGCACGGGTGTAGTGGAGGGGTTACACCATCCGTTACAAAAAAATAACAAACTATTTTCAATTATTTTTTACCTATGTAACTCATTGATACACAACGATATACATCATATATTTGTTAAAATAACGTGTCAATTGAAAAAAAACTTTCAAACAAAGTGTAACATTTTTAAACAAATAGCATTATAGTAATGTAAGGCAAACGAGCCAACAGCGATTTACAGCGACACACATGGGGATGAACAACAAGACTCTTAGTTCTAGCAGTCATTATGACATAGACTAGATGAAAGTATTAAGAGCACGGAATATTAGTCTACTGAGAATGAACATGAATGCTTAAATCAAAAATGTTAGATATTGGAAAGGTACACGATGCAAAATGGTATATGTCGAGGGTATGAATGTCGGTAGGCTATGGTGATACATAGATAGATGTTTAAAGAGTGAGGCATAGAGAGTGATTGCAAGACAAAAACGATAGGGGAGAACGAGTGTTAACGCTCCCGCCAAAACAAAACAATTTACTTGTGGTGGTTCAATTCCATCTATATAAGCGTGGTGCAAGTAACAACATACAGGTGCAGTTAGAATGACTATTAATAGGAGCGATACCTACTGCACCACTAACCAATTAAAACCTAACACAATGAAAAATCTAACAGCCCCAATCGTTTTGCTAAGCGGTATTATTTTATTAGCAGTAGTTATCATCCACAATGTCATCACATTCGGTGTTCATTGTTCCATCTAAAGGTTAACTGAAGATGGATTCAATATCCGAAACGCTGTGAAGCGTCTTAACCAATTAAAACCTAGAAAAAATGACTAGTAAAATCATTAAAATCGAGGGAGCCTTTGAGATATGGGGCTTTTTCAACGAGGGAGTATTAATCAGAACAAACAAATTAAGAGTAAGAGGATGGAGGTAGTACTGACATTCATAAACATCAGCGGGAAGCAGATAGTTATGAGAAAAACATTCACAGACGAGAGTCATTTAACCAATTTCATTAACTATGCCACAAGGCGTTATAACTATGTGTTTGACGAGGTGTGGCATCAAAACTAGAGCCTATGAAAGTGACTAGAATTAATACGGGCATCTATAAGATAGAGAACAAAGGTAAAGTATTCCAATGTGAAAAAAGTGAAGATGGGCAATGGATGATGTTGCTATTTGTTGAATCACAATTGGATGGTATGCAAGGTCATTATGATTACTGCAACCATTACATTACTCTATCTGACTGCAAGTATATAATAGAGAATCATATTAATGAATTTTAAACTAAACCCTATGAAAACGATATCAATTTTAATAGCAACGATAGTCCTAAGCGGTTGTGCTATAATTAACAAAACCGAAACATGCACAGGCTATTGGCCTGATAGCATCTTGAACCCTGAGAACGGAGAATTTGTTACGGAGGTAGCGTTCAACTTGGGCATAGAGAATAGTGAGGTAACACAAGAGCAATTTAACGAGAGATATATTAACCAATAAAACCTAGAAATTATGACAACCAACCAACAGCAAATCGTTGATGCATTAGTAAACGAAATCAATAGAATTGAGGCTATGCACAAACCAACTACAACGTTCAATCTAATCAACGTAAATGCATTGAACGATAAGACAAATGAAATCGAAAAGTATTTAGCTAGAAGAAAGGCTGATATGGAGGCATGGGATAAACTAGCGACCGAAGAGGCGATACGTTTAGTGAATCTATTCAAAGCAGACCTACCTACAGCATCAGTTCAAAAGTATGGTAGTGAGAATGGTCACTACGACCAACCCGATCTAGTGATTAGACGAGACAAAAACCATTCAACGCACCATGCAGATTGTGTAATCGTAAGGGTAAAAGTCGCTCGTTTAAATGACGTAATAGATTCGTTCGGTAACATATACTCACGAGGTGTAAAACTACAATACGAATACAACGGCTCTAATGACCGATTTGATACAATCGAAGAGTTGGTAGCTAAGACAAACTTCCTTGAGCTAGTAAGAGAGAGAGTACTATAAACCTAAAACCTAGAAATTATGAACGAGCGAATGAACAACATTGGATTCCACAAGACAGATGGATTCATCAGAGAGATAACTATCATAGAGCAATTGAAACGAAACATAAATTTTCGTGGCATAAATGATATCAAGCATCCAATACACGGGATAATTGACGTTGATAGAGATAAGCTAGAAGACCTACTCAAGTACACGGAGGGTCAATTGATTAGATTTAAAAAGAGTATGTTTCAACCAAATAAAAAATAGAACCTATGAAAACTTATTATGTATGCGACATTGACAGCTATGGTCAACGCACAGGAACTTATACCACTCTACAGCTAAGTGATAACGACATCACTATCAATCGATTTGGATGCGAGACATACAATGGAAAATTCTTATACAATAGCTTGATGCAAGTAATATATGCTTGTCAAGATTAACTAACCAAACTAAAAACTAGAACCTATGAGAGCAATCGTAAATGTAAACCACAGAGATATGAAAGGTCGTGACCACAAGGTACACGAGATAGTAGGCAACAGGGTAACTTTAGAGTGTGTGCTAGAACACGAGACAATCCTTGTAGACTTTACAATGAGAGAGGTACAATTTCTTCTTGACGATGTACAGGTGTTCAGAAATCAAGCGGACAGGGATGGTTATTTTATCAACTATTCACAATCACAAGGATATGTC